GGATCGGTTCAAAGCATGGAACAAGGACAACCCGGAACTGCGGATCGACGGGCAATCGATTATGCGGTCGGTCCAGGAGCGCGTGCGCGCGGCGCGACTGACCGGGCAGGACCGGTTCATCAAGAGTGTGCCGAAGCCGATGCGCCAGGAAGTCGTTCAGGAATTCAGCCGGTGAGCTGGCTCAAGTCGATCGACGGAAACGGCTGGACAGTCATCAGCATGGTCACCATGTTTATCCTGGTCTGCGTGCTGGCCTAGTCAGTCAATGTCCTTGCGGTGAGCATGGCGAGGGTCATGTCAAAACGGTATGTCGTCATGCTCGAAGTTTGGATCGCATTTCCAGCGTCGTCCGCACTGATTGCACCTTGGCGGCCAGAGGAGCCACCGCATATCCCTGAGCCGCCCCATGAATCTATTGTGCCGAGTGTGGCCAACCATGTCGTCGTAACTAACATGGTCGCCGCAGCGCCAGCACGTCGCATACTCGACCGGCGACGGGTCTTGCTCATGACCTTCGCAGCCGAACCACCAGCAGCGCAGGCTCACCCAATCACCCCGCAAGGGTCAGCGAGCATGGCGGCATGGGCGGGCGTCATTCTGCCGCCTTCGCGCCGTCGAGAAGGGCGGCACGTAGCTTTTCACGTTTAACGCTTGCCCACGTAGACGGCTGTTCGCCAGTGCGATGGCGCGCAACGCTTTCGGCGTAGTCGTCAGCCAAGTCTAGAATCTCCCGCACCCGCGCATCGTCCGCTTTCGGCCCTGGCGCGGCGTTGGCGATCTTGGCTTGGGCGCAGAGTTTATCAAGCAAGTCGTTGCAGTTGCAGGAAAACATCCGTCCGCAAGTTTTGCGCGTTGGGCAAGTCTCAACGCACAGCCTAGAGCGAAGCGTGTCTATCTTCTCATTGCTCAGCAGTTCATGCTCGCTCATTTCTTCTCCTCTGTACAGCGTCCTGCATTGCGTTGTTGTAATCATCATGATCCTTGTCGCTCATTTCACCCTCTCGGCGGGAAGGGCGCGAAGATTATCCGCAAAGAATTTCCAAGCATTTGCTGAATCGTGATGTCCAAGGTTGCGTTGTATGTTTTCGTTGCGCTCCGCTTTCAAGGCTAGCTCCCGCTCGTCAGCCCGCGCCCCATCGTTTTCCCGGATGAGAAAATCCACCCTGCGCTGCAACTCGTCTACGCGGCGCTGCTCGGTCGCAAGCTGGGCGGTGAGTTCGGCAACGCGGCGCTCAAGGGCAAGATTGTTGGCGCAGACATTCTTGTGCATCGGCATTAGTTGGTTCAATGCGCGACGATCTTGGATCAGGGAGTCGAGCGCGGCGGCGGCTTCACGCAATAGTTTTTCGACCTGAGGGCCGCTGATCGTATGGTTTGATCCGGCCCAAAACGACGCTTCCTTGTGCAACCGCTCAATCAGCGCCCCCACGTCATCAACCTTCGTATCGGCGGTCATTTCTCCCCCTTGCTTGCGGCGATGGCGGCGGCGAGTTCGCGTTCGAGCGAGCGGGCGAGCGTTTCTAGCGCCTCGAAAGTTTCGCCGTGAACGATGATCGTGCGGCCAGTTTTGGCGTCGATCAGGACTGCATCACAACGTGGCGTCGGCGCTGTCGTCGGGTCAGTCATTTGCGTTTCTTCCGTTTGCGTTCTGCCTTCGGTAGCGCGGCGACCGCGTCCTCAAGTCGTTTCGCCAGAGCGCGGCTAAAGATTACGCCGCTATCCATATAAATGAATCCTCTGCCAGCCCTGCATAGCGCCACCGCAGCCATAACAACACGGTCGCGGGCGGTGGTCATGCTGTCACCTCATGCAATCGCAGCGTCGCCCCGTGGAGCAATTCGACAGTCATGCCAGGCATTCCAGGCACCGGCTTGTTCTCGTGCGCCCGCGGTATCGCCACAATCGCGCTGGCCCCGTAGCCGATCACGCGCAGGAAATAGCAATTGGGTGCGTCCAGTTTGAGTTGCGCGCGCTCGGCGGCCGTCAGCTCCATCAGATCCGCCTCTCCGGAATATTCCAGCGATAGCCGCGATGGTAGGCAGGCGGCGCGACATTCTTGGCCGGCGTAGCCTTAGCCTCCGCACCCCTCCGCTTCTCGCCCGCCTGACGTTTGGCCGGCTCGGCAAACGAGTGCCGGCAGTGGCGGCAGTAGTAATGCTCCTTGCGCTTCCTGATGCTCACGGACTTGCATTCCGGGCAACAGGGATGGCCGATCCATTTGCTGCTTGCGCGGTCAAGAGTGTTCATAGCCCGGACTCCGGCCGCCACGCTGGATGCTGATTCGCGCGCCGCCACAGCATGGGTTCGTCGGCACGCATCAGCATCAGATGTGCGATTACGTCGTCCGTCGGCGTCATAGCGCCGGCCCATGTGCCGGCATAGTAGGCAATCGGGTGCATACAGAGCGTGCAGAGGATGCTGATATCATCGTGTTTGCGGAACAAGACGCCTCGCGTTTTCGCGCGCGTCAACACGACCGTCGGCCGCAGTTTCCTGAATACGTAGGTAAGCCCCGAGCGGGGGCTGGTTTCCATGAATATCCCGGTCAGCAGGTATTGCTTGAACGGATGGTGTTTGATCAGCGTGCCCAGCAAATGCACCGCGGCGCTTTCCTGCTCAATGCCCCATGCCTGCGAGCAGCCCAAGGTGCGAAGGTCCATGCCGAAGTGATGAACTCCAGCCTTGCGCCCCCAATCGTATCGGCCAGCCTTCGTTTTGAAGATCAGCACGTCGGATCTCAGGCGGTCCGACCAGAATTGGTTGATCAGTTGCGCGTCGGCCAAGTCATCGTCAACCTCGGCCTCCGGCTGCGCCTCCTGCCCCATCGACATCAGTTCCTTGGCGTCCGGGTAGGTTTCCTCGATTACCAGGCGCTCGCCAGATAACGGCATCGGGATGCCCGCCCAGTTCTCGCGCTTCTCAGCTACGTGGCGCAGGCCATTCCTGAGCCCGGCATAGCCGTCGAACCGTTCGAGCGCTTCGCGCCTATCCGCCGGCTGTGCGAGCCACGGCGACGGCGTTGGTGCCGGTTGCTGGAATGGAACGCTTGACGAGTTTTGGCCGTCCGCGACCTCGCTTGGTAGGTGCCCCCGTAGCGCTCTCCGGATGTTGCGTTTTAACCTCGCCGCTTTCCCCATGCTCGTTCTCCGCTTTGTCTGCTGCTGCCGCCTGAACCGGGTCCAGATCGGCGATGATGTATTCAAACGTGTCAGCCTTGAATTCCATGACACGCTGATAAACGGGCTGCCCCTTCTTCTTGCCGACCTCGGCCAGCAGTGCGTAACCGCGGCGCAGCATGTCGGTGACGATGCGCGCCGCGCGGATACATTCCGCCGGATTGTTCTTGTCGAACGTCAGTTTGGTGTCGCCAGCGCCGACGTTAAGGATTCCTACAGATCCGCTCATTGCTCAAGTCCTTTCATGGGTCCGTGCAATTCGTTCCCGTGCCCGTCGTGTGCTCTGGCCCACTCCGCGCCGCGCATGGATAGCCAGCGCCCGTATCTCCGCTATCGCCACGGCCGCCACGCGCTCGATCGCAGCCTCGATAGCCGCGTCGATGCGATCGTCCATGGTTTCGAGCGACAGCTGCATTACGCCGCTTCGGGTTCGTCGCCGAGCCGGGTGTGCGGGAACTTCTTCGTGCCGTCGTCGTTGGTTGCCTTGCGGATGTTGTCGCCGAAATACTTGCCCAGGCTCTCCGCGCGCTGGAACTTGGCGAAATCGTCGGCGGTGAATCCCGCATACTCGTACATGCCGCCGGGCCCGCCTTTGCCCTTGAAGCAGATGTGCAGGCGGTTGGTGTCCGGGCAATGGCCGATGCTGTGGATCTGGCTCGACTCGACCGGCGTCAGGGTGATCGGTTTAACTTTGTCGTTCATGGTGGAACTCCTGTGATTGTGCGTGGATTACTCGGGCGTGCCGAACAGCACGATCGCCTTGGTTTCGTCCTGAATCTGGTAGACGAGATCCGCGAACGCTTCCTCGATGACCTTGTGCGGGCGCACGAGTTCGTAACGGATGGTCAGGGCGCCGCTGTGCAGGCGATACCGGAACCGGGCTTCAAGCACATAATGCGGCGCTTTCAGCCCTTCGAACACCGGGATGCTGATCTTGAATATCTCCGGTATGGTGATGGCGCCGGCCGCGTTTGATGCGCTTCCCTCGACCACGTTGCTGTAGGTGAACTGCACGTTGCCATCCTGCAGCCGCACGGCTTTTGCGAATCCCTGGCTCTGGCTCACGCGCATGTTGAGCGCGATGCCCATCATGTTTGCTGGGTCCGGGTCGATGATGTCGACAGCGTTATCTTCCAGCCACATGGCGAACGCTTCATTGCCGTTGAAGTCGGTCTTGTTCGCCTTCAGCCAGGTCAGCCATTCCCGGCTGTGCTTGAGCACGTAGAGTGCGCGGTAGTCCTTCCAGTTCTGCTTGTCGTCGTAGTCGTTCAGCACAGCGACAAACTGCGCGGGCTCCAGTGATCCGTAGATGCGGCTGTTCTCGCCTGACTGCTGCGACCAGTAGCCGATGAAGCTCTCGGCGTCGCACAGCTTGACCGTGCCGTGCTTGCGGAACGGCAGGGGCGGGCGCGTCAGGTATTGAACGCTGTGGCCGGGCGGCACGAGCACTGCCGAATCGCCTTCGGCGTGCGGGTTGATGAGTGGCCTCGCCAGCGCCGTGCCGGCGACGAGTGCGGAGTCGATGATGTTCGTCTTTGCTGCCGGTTGTTCAATTGCCATTGATTTCACCTGTTTGTTTGTCGACGCTGGCGATCTGCAGATTTAACTCCGGCTCGCGCGTCTGGTTGCGGGTCGGATTGCCGTCATCGTCCACGAAGAACAACGTGAGCGGTGGCGGTGCTTTGGGCAGCTTGCTCGACACTTCGCCGGAAATAACGACTGGCGGATTGACGAGGTTGTGCTGGTCTTTCATCGTGGCCACGGTGATATCGATCGATATGACAGCCGGCTTGCCGAACTGCTTGACCGCGGCAATGGCTTCGTGGATATGCTCGGCCAGCGCGATCATCACCTGGCCGTTGTTCAGGTCGTTCAATGTGGCTTGCGCCGGTCGCATCTTCAATTGATGCTCCTGTGGTTAAAAAGAATGGGGCGGTTGGTCGCCGTGGCTCAGACCCAGTACCATCTATGGTTTCAAAACTGGGGGCCGCCCCGTGGGTATAGGTGGACACGCGAGTTACGATACGACCGGTCAAAGGGGAATAATTCCGGCAGCAGGGCGCTCTCGACGTGTCCGGTGATCAAGCCGCTCTCTGCTTCCGCGTCGCCAAAATCGTGTCGATGGCCATCACAACGCGCTCGAGCTCGGGGGCCGTCATGTCGGCGGTGTAGTCCGCGATCAGGGTCCGCAGCACGCCGACTTCGGTTTGCGGGTTGGCGATGATGGTGGGGGCCGCAGCGGGCGCAGGCGTAGAGTGCCGTCTAGACATTTCAGCCCCTTCATATGCGGGCTGTAGCTCCTGCGTCGCCGCGGCTTTCGGTTGCTCCGGCACCGGTTGCGGTATTGATGCCAGACGTTCTTGTTCGATGCGAGCGACTTCCGCCAGCCGCGCTTTCTCGGCCTCGGCCTTGTTCGCCGCTTCCAAGTCAGCCCGGGCTTTGGCTTCCGCTGCTATGCGGATATCATCCAGCCGCTTGGCTTCGGCGGCTTTGTGCGCGTCGATGCGAGCTTTGATCAGGATGCGAAGGTCGTCGATCGGCTTGCCGATCAGCGCGAGCCGGTCATTGAACAGGAATTCATAATCGGCGCTGTCCGTTTTCAGGCAGGCCAGGTTCGCGCGTATCAGCTTGGCCGAAGCGTCAGCCGCTATCTTGCCGTTTGCTAGGGCGGTGTCGACCGCGTTTTGCAGGCTGGCGATGGTGCGTTTATTCTTGATGGCGGTCGCAAAATCCGGCGCGGGAATGACGATCCACATCCCTTCCGTTTCGGCTTTCAGCGATTCGACGTGGGCGTCGTAAGCGGCCTTGCCGCCGGCGACGATATTCTCTTTGACTTCCCGCTCGCGCCGCACAACGAGCTTTTCCACCGCGAGCCTGGTGGTGCGCGCCAGTTCCCACAGGACCGCCTTGGTGCGCTTCATTTCGTCGAACGACGCTACCTGCCCCAGCGCGTGCGCCTCGGCCGCGTCGAGCGCGTCCTGGGCATCCTGCAGGGCGCTGATGGACGCTTTACAGTCAGCGAATTGCTGATCCGTTTCCGGCTTCTCCGGTATCCTGGCCACGAATTCGCGCAGCAGCTCGCCGAACTTGTCGAGGTTCGACACCAGCGCGACCGAGCCCTCGACCTTGATCAGCACGGTGGGCAGGGCTTTGATGGGCGCCGCGACCGCAGCCGGGATCACTTCAGGCGGGGTGTAGGTCTTCAGATCCTCGTGAAACTGCGCCCAGCCCGCGATGATGCGGTCCTGCCATGCCTTGTCCGGCAATACCTGCATACTCTCGAAATGCTCCGGAGTTCCGTCCGATACGGCGAAGATCAGCTGTTCGGCGCCGGTGACCAGCAATACCTGCTGGCACTGCGGCTGGTGTTCGTCCGGCAATTCGCCGCGGGCAACCGATGCCGCGAGTTCCCGGGCCCACTGCTTATGCTCGAAGGCGATCAAGCCGTCCATCGTCAGCCCATCGCACGATGCCGACAGTCGGCCGTATGAGTAGGTGGCCGGGTAGAGTTCTTCGCCGATCAGTTCCTCGACGATAGGCCGCGCCAGCGCTTCAACCTCGTGGCCATGGTCGAGAATCCGCTCCTGCACGAAATCGCTGAATTCCTTGGCGATGCCGGTGTGCTTGACGCGCAGCAGTTCGGAGCGGGTGACGTTCTTCGACAGCCCGAGCATGGGCGCGGCCTCGCTGGCGCCGTCGTGATCCAGCCGGAATTGATGCCACTCCGGCGAGCCTTGAATCAGTTCGTGGACGATGCGTTCCATGGTTATTCCTTCCTCGCTTTGATGGTTTCCTGCGCCGCGTCGATTTCCTTGACCGCCAGCGCGCGATTTTCGTCCGTCATTTCCGGCAGCAGGATCCGGGCGTCGTCGAGTTTCACGAAAGCCGTTTCGTTGTCGGTGATGGCCAGCGCCGCGGCGCAATGGCGCTTCACGTCGTCGAGCAGGGACGTGACTTCGCCGGTTTCCTTGTTGGCGGTGGTCTTGATGGCGCGCAGGTAGGTTTTCTGCTCGTCGGTGAGCGGAGCCTTGCTGCCCGCCATCGCGATGACCATCTCAGCCGTTTTCTTGTCGTCCAGAATCAGCTTGGTCCAGCCCGGCAGGTTCTTTTTGAACAGATCGGCGTCGTAGGGTTTTGCTTCCTCGCGCTCGGGCTCGTCGCCCTGGTCACCGGTGTCGATCACGATGCCATTTTCGATGGTGGCCCCGCGCCCGCTTTCCGATGCGTGGCTGATGTCGATCGCGTTAGCCAGTTCGATGGATGCCGGCATGTATTTGAGAACCTGCAGCAGCGGCACCTTGCGGCAGTACATCTCCCAATCGCGATAGGAGTAGTGCTTGCTGCCGACCTTGTTGTATTTGTCGCGGTGCTTCTCGATTTTCGCGACGCTCCACAGTTCGATGATCGGCATGGCGGCGTCCTTTACCCAGCCGATTGCGTAGGCGTGCGTGATGTCGGCTGGCGCGTCGAGATCGGTTTCGTTGTGGATCAGCAGATCCCGCTTCGCGCCATCGACGTACGTGTATTGCTGGTCCTTGAAGATCACGCCGGTGTAGACGGTCCCGCGGCCGCTGCGCGACACCAGGTCGACCAACCCTTTCCAGCCGGGCACGAACGTGCAGGT